TGCAGACGGTTTTAATATAGCTGTTGTCCAAGATGTAGAACCAGTTAATCCTGTTGTTGATGCATAATTAGTACTACTATCTTTAAAAGTTCCATTAAAAGTTCCTGTTCCATTTACAGCATATTTTACTAATATTTCAGAATCAACAGAAGAACCTGAAGAATTTGTTGATTTGTAAGTAATATAAATTTTATATACTTTTTTTCTTGCTGCTATATTGTTAAATGCAAAATCTGCTGTAGTTATGTAAATTAATCTTGGATTTTTGCTATCTCCAGTTAATCCTTTTTGAGTAGATATATTTTCATCGTTTCCTTCAGATGTTTGCCATTTTAAAATATTGTTTACATTATGTGTATCTGAAATTTGATAAACATAAGATATAAGTTCTCCTTCAGAATTATTAACAAAATTACTTAATGCTGCATTAAATGTATTTTTAGATATACCTTGAAAAGTTTTATGAGTCATATACCAAGATTTTGATTTAAAGCTATAAACATATCCATCAGGTTTAGTTAATGCTGAACCAGATGTTTTTCCTTTTATTCCTGCTTTAATAATAATCTCTTTTTCTTTTGGATTATAGCCAACTAAAGGCACTCTTGGAAAAGAATTTAAACTTTTATCTTCTATTGACCAATAATTCTCGTCAATTAAAGCATCTTTTTCATTATTAGGTAATTTACCATCAATTAAATTAAAAATTTGATTTCCATCATATACATGCAGCCCTGATTGATTTGCCCAAACAATTCCATATGGAGTTTTACATACTTGATACGGAGCTTGAACACCAACATTATCAAACGTATCTTCTAAAAATTCATAATCGCCTGATGTATTAATTACAAATACTTTTCTCTTTTTAAATTGCAGTAATTTATCTTTATAATATTCTAATGCTGTTATTTCATCTCCATCATTAATTGCAACATCAATAAAATTAGACTTAGGTAATATATTATATTTTCCAATAGGTGATTTTAAAATTCTATCAGGATAATGAATACCATCTTGTTTTACATTACCAACATACATTCTACTATTAGCAACAACAGATGTTTTATAATCACAAATAAGCTCACTTGCTTTTAAATCTTGAGATATTAATGTTTGAGATTCATAACTATCAACTTCATTATAATTTAATATATTTTCTTTAGGTATAAAGTATTGATAACATCTATTAATATCACTTCTAATACCTACTGCTTTAAAATTAGAGGTTGTTGAATATATTATGTTTTTTTCTAAATCAATATAAAATTGCAAATACCAAATATCAGATGTTGTATCTTTCATATAATATTTTAATTCTTTTCTATAATCATCATTAAAAACATCCATTCCAACGTACACACTTACATCTGGGCATTGACCAGCTCCTATAGTAGATGCAGATGTTTCAACATTATTAGAAAATGTAGAACCTATTATTTGACTGTTAACTTCTATGTTTGATTCTTCGTCAAAAATATTAACAGAAGATACGCCAGTTGAAAACATTCTTTCTCCCCATCCAAATGCTGTTGCTCCTGATGGTGTTCCAAATGTAAAATTAGTTTTTGTTTTAGTAACATCTGAACTAGAAAAACCATCAGTTAATGCTGTCCAACTTGTACTTCTAAAAGAAGTTAATATACTAGAAAATTTAATTTTTTCCCATCTTGGAAAATTCCAATCAGAATCACTTCCATTATAGTTCCTAGCTAAAGCATCTTGAAGAGTATAACCATTAGTTTCAGGATATTCTATGCGAACTTCAAATATAACATCATCAGTAATTTCAATATTTCCATCTTCAAATGCAATTGTTCCATAAAATGTTTTTTCACTTTTTCTCATGTGAGCACCATTTCCACCTGGGTCTATAACTGTGTCAATTGGCCACATTGTTGATTCATTCCAATTTTTTCCTTCTGTTATTTCAGATTCTATATCATATAAATCTGTATAATTAGAATCAGTATATATAATTGCTTTTTTTGAATTTTCCATAGCTACAAAAGTAGTAGTTCCTATAGATAATTGTTTTTTATGGTCATCAGTAACAATAGAACCAGAACCAAATACATCTGTTGCTGTAGAAGCTCTTTTACCAGCAGTAATATGAAAAATTGGAGGATTCATACCAGTAATTTTATTTGCATTAGAGGTTGCAGAATAAGCTCCTTGAAATTCATAAGTAAATTCAAATTTTATTTGTGAAATACTTCCAGTGCTTACTGAACTTATTTGAGTATGCATATCATCATTATCTATATCATTGCCAGAGCCACCGTGTTGACCACACCAAGTAAAATACATTGGATTTGTTTTAGAATCGTCATAATGTACTTGTGTTAATTCAGTTCCACCTGCATCTTTTAATACGTTTTCTTGTGTTTCTAAATCTGTATCTGTTCCATAATTCCCAACACTCCAATACCATATAACTCTACCATTATTAATATCTAATTTATCTAAATCCCAATTTGTTTCAGTAGGAGTAACACCATACCACTGATGTCCATTTAAATAGGAATGTTCATTAATGTAGTTAACAGCTTGATATTGATTATCAATTTCCATTCCATTACCGTTTGCACTAACTTCTAATGATGGTGGTAATGATAAAGGATTTTCTCTAACTAAATGTTTAAAATTATGATAATAAAAAAGTTTACTTGTATTGCCAGATTCAAAATTAGCATCTGATATTTTTAACATTCCATTTATATAATTATATACAGGTTGCATATTTAAACCAGACCATGTTAATCCAGTGTTTTCTTGCCATTTATTATCTTCTTCAGAGTATATATTAATTTTAGACTCTGTTGCTGTGTTATCATTTAAAAATATTAAATTACCGCCTAAATCACTTGTTTCTATTCTTAATGTATCAAAATATACTGTTTGATTATCATATGAATTATCTGCACTATTTTGAAATCCAAAAGAACCTGCATTTAAATTAATAACCCAATCAGTTGCATTATCATATTCAGCAGGTATTTTAAATGTCATTTCATATTTATTCCAAGATTGAACTTCAGAACTATAAGGATTGCCTTGAGCGTAAGTTCCTAATTTTCGTTTATTAGATATAGAAACTAAATCAGGTAATGATTTTTTTACAGAAACTCCATCTAATCTTATATCTTGAGATGCATTAAACGGAGCAAAAGCTATTCTTATAACTCTTGGAGTTCCACTATTATCAGGAACAAAAAATCTTAAAGGAATTCTTCTGTTTGCTTTACTTTCTGCTCCTCCATGAAAATATGTTGTAATACCTCCTGTAGGAACCATTAAATTATCTTCCCATTTATTTATATAATTAGCAACATATAAAATTGTATTATTATCTATAGCAGCTGCTGTTCCTGCTGCAAATCTAATTTCAGTTCCACTATTTACTGCTGTGCATACACCCAAAAATACTCCAGTAGATGTGTATATTTCTCTATTTTTTACAAGAGCATCAGTTGCGGTAGTACCATCAACGGTTAATACTGCATCTCCGTCAGTAGCAGCTAATGTACTTTCGTTACTAACAATTCCTGTACTTGTTAAATTAAATGTATCAACAATTGAACTTAATAAAGGAGCAGCTGTAGAAGTTGAATAAACATATGATAATTCATACCATTGGTTATCTTCTAATGTTAAATCTTGATATAAATAACAATTTGGTATACCACCAACATTGTTCTGGTCTAATGCAAATGCACTTCCAGGATTCATATTTAATGTGTTTCCTTCGCTTCCATATGCATTACTTCCAGTTTCAAAAGAATATGCTATTGTTTTATTTGCATCATGAGTAAATCCATCATAAGCCATCCAATCTGTCGGAGGGTCATAATCAGTTGCTACTCCATGTCCTCCGTCACCTCCATTTGCTGTACCATCTTCAAAGTCCCCATTTTTAACATGTTCATTTGTTAAATTATCAGCATAATTGTATGTTGAATCAGACCCTGATTGAAATGTTGGGCCATTTGATGATTGAAATAAATATAAACCTGTGTTTGTTCCATCTGTTACACTATCAGAATATATTTGCACAAAAGGAACTCTTTCTCCTCTTTGATTTGCAGAATTATCATTATCAGATACATAACCATAATAACGATATTTAGCTTTACACCAAAATGATAAAGTATATCTAATCCCAGATTTTAATGTATTATTGCCCTTATTGGTATCATCAGTTGATAATGCATCTCCTACTGCCCAAGAAACAGATGATTTTGGATTATAAGTTACAAACCCTAAATCTAATGATGCTCCATCTGATATAGTTCCTGATTGAGTTCTTAAAAAATAAGAATTTTCATAATCTGTATCATGAGATTCTGTGTCATCATAAGGAAAATCTGAACCTCCTTTATCAATATAATCAAGTTCATTTGCATTACCAAACTTTGTATTATCTCCAGCAATTCTAAATATTTTATATTTTGATGAACTATTTGGAACAGCGGAATGAGGAGAGCTGCTAGAAAAAGCATCCGTTATTGTAGCTATTTTTGTATCTCCTGCATAACTTGCAATTCTTCTACATTGTCCAATACCATTTCCTGAATATATTAAAATAGTCATATTTCTATAAAAATTATCAGTGTTATGGTCAGCAACAGATTGAAACGAAGGTAAAGTAGCTAAAGTAATTACACCTTGACCTCCTGTGTACGAAGCTACAGTACCTTCTTCAAAGCCAGTTTCAAATTCTGAATCTAATATGCTTGGAGTTGAATCAATTGAAGTTGCAAACAATCCATATCCTTCTTGATAATTTGCACTATTATGAGGAAGATTATCAATATATTGAACAAGAGAACCTCCTATTTTCAATATACCTGCTTGAGATGGGCTTATATTCCACAATTGTGAAAATTCATTAAACTGTATGTCTCTTGCATCAGAAGAACAATTAAGACCTCCAGAAAAATCTTTTATCTCAAGAACTTGTTTTGCCACTATTTACCTTTTATTTTATCAACAATAGGTTTTAATACCATGTCCCAAACTAAATCATCTTTTTTAGATGGACTTAATTTAATTACTTTCTCTACTACATATAAGGCTAATAAAACATATTCCCAATTTGCTGTAATAAATGACATCATTATTTTTCTCCTTTTTTTGTTATTCGTTTTGCCTTGCAACCACACTCAACACAAATAAATTCAGCTTGTGGATGCGAAAGTTCTTTCAATTCTTTTACTTCTTTTTCCAATTCTTTAATTCTTCTATGATGCTCACTAGCAATTTTTTTATCCGAAATTTTCTCAATTGCTTTAATGGCTTGGTTTACTAATATTTTTAGTGCTGCTTGTTTTAATATCATTTAAAAATCCCAATCTTCATCGTCATCTACATATATATCGAATAATTCAAATTTATTCAACCACCATAATCCTCCAAAAAAGACTATTACAAAACCTAATATGAAATAGCCTAAACCAACCATTACTAGCCCTTAATCTTAGCGTAAAACGTCATTAAAGCTAATACTATAGCAAAGCTTAATGATATAAATGTTAATATAGGGTTTAAAACGTCTACAATGCCTATTACTGTTGATAAAAAGCTTGTGCTTATACCTATCTCAGGGTAAGTACTTAAAACCCTTAATGTGTCCTTCATTTTTTCTCCTTACAATTATCCCATTTTTTTAAGTCAAGCATTGGTAATGGCTTTTCTATTATATGGTCTTTTAATTTAATGTTTTGTATTGACAACTTATTTCCGCCTTTAATATATGGTTTTCCATCTGCATCACATCCAACATCATAAACAAATACTGTAGTTTTCCATAATGATATTCTTGTTATACGTGCAGGCCTGCCATTTAAAATTATTGTATCGTCTACATTGAGGTCGTTTCCAGCCATAGTTTTTAAACCTTCTATTGCAGATTCGATGGTACTTTTTCCCAATAGAAAGATAAATGCTCCTATTATCATCCATCCATATTCCCCTATCAGATGTTCTATTGTTTCTTTTTCCATTATTCTCCATTATTTATTACCATCAAGATACTGACCCCATAAAGAAGTCTTTCCATCAATTATTTCTAAAACATGAACTATGTGGTCTCCATTTTTAAAAAAATCTACTATAGCCAGTGCGTGATTCCAGTTAGTTAAATTACCTCTTAACCAATCTTCATCTTTTTTAATGTCTTTTAAACATCCCATGCTGTAGCCACTCATTGTTCCTTTGACTCCAGTGTCAGTATATCTTTGCAGGTCATGTGTATGTCCATACATAATATTGTCTTTGTAAGAGCTAAGATGTGCTTTTGCATGATGCATTCCAGTTTTATGTCCGTGTGTAAAATTTAATTTTCCTATTCTTAAAAGTTTTCTTCTATGATAAGGATGATATTTATATCCACGTTCTTTTATTCTTAATGCATTTTGAGTTTCATAATGGCTAAGATAAGGGTATCTTACTACAAAATTGTCCAACCATACTTCATGATTACCTTGAACAAAATGTCGAATTTTACATTCAACTTTATCTAAAGATTTATCAATTATGTCCATTCCTTTATTTACATCTTTGACATCTTTATCTAACAAAGGAATTAAGTCTTCCATTGTTTTTTTATTTCTACCTTTCCAGTAATGATTACTGAAATGTTCCCATTCGCCTGTGTCACCTAAATCTACATATATTGTAGGTTTAACTATTTCAATAACTTGACACACTATATTTATTGCTTTTTTGCAATGAAAAGGAAAATGTTTATCAGGAGTAACTACCGCTCTATTAACAATTCCTTTGTTTAATTTTGCCATTCTAACCTCAATTTATTTCAAAAAACTACTTACCGCTTAACTTCTTTTTCAAAGTTTTCATATTATTCCTTTATAATTTTGGAACTGATAATACTCTTACTGCAGACCTTCTGCTTCTAAATTTTTTAATTTTCATTTCATACATCTTTCTATAGTAATCTGCAAATTGAAAATCTTCATCATCTTCATATAATCTTGCTTTTACATAACATGCAACTGCATTATGAAGAGCACTGTCTAAACCTAAATCACTTTGCAAATTATTACTTGTTGCTGTAGCTTCTTCGTATTTAGAATGATATGTTATTCTAATTCCATTATCAACAAATAATGATGTGAAAGTTCCTGTTTCATTTGTATCTGAACTACTAGATGAGCGTGTCATTGTAAAAGTATTTACATTTGATACAGTAACAGCTTGGCTAGCTAAATTATCATCATTAAAATTTGTTGTACCAGATATGCTTACTCTATCTCCTGTAGTAAGACCATGGTCTGCACTGCACGTAAATGTTATTGTAGTACCTGAACAGTCTGCGTCACTTATTGTACCACTTAAATTACCAGAACCTTGATATGTATCATATTTTTCTTTTGTTCTTTCAGATGATGAAGATGATGTGTCTTCACATAATATTGCAAGCCTATTATCATCATTGTAATAAACAAAGTAATCATTTGGATATGTTCTTTTATTTGTTGCCATAATACATCCTTACGTTAATGAATCATCTGCACCACTAGAATCTGTAAATGTTTCTGGTGTTGAATTAGAATCTGTATCAGCTTTTAATATTCTATGAGGGTCAGCTAATTTAGGTATCATTACATATCTATTGTTTGAATCTAATACTTCAACTTTTAATATATCAATCATATCATCAGATAATGTATACCATCTTTGTTTTGTTTTTAAATCAGTTGTTACTTCTTTAGTATAATGTTGTTTTTTTTCTGATATATCAAGCAAAGCATCGTTTATTAATCTTAACATATATGAATCAGATTTAGCTCCAATTGATTCATCAACACCATCAATAATATTTTGTACTGTCATACTTTTTGCCATTATCTATTCCTATCTGCAATATCTTGGTCAATTGTTGTTTGACTAAATTCTACTTTTGTTTGACTGCTAAATTTATTATATCTCATATTAATACCATCTGATATATTAATTCTTGTTCCAAACACATATCCACATTTACATATATGGTCATCATTAGCTTTAAAGTCTACACATTTTTTACAAGAGTTACAATAGTATGTTCTATTTCTTTTCATAAATTACCTTTAATTTAATATAATTATCCCTCACTTACAAATGTATCACTAACAGCTAAAACTTGTGCTTCTGACTTAGTTAATACACTAAAATTAGGATATGCTTTATTAGCTCCTAATTCTATAAGCTCTGATAATACTCCATTTTTCATAGACCATTCACCTTTGATAAGACAATATGCTTTATCGTGTGAATATCTTGGAGCACCTACCTTACCTGCCATAATAATATCATACCAAGTAGGAGATGATTTATAAGTAATATCTCCAGTATCATCATCAACTGATTCTACTATTGGATATAGTTCTTTTATTTTAGTACCAACAGCACTATCATATGCACTGCTTGGTAGACAAAAATACATTTCATAATGTGCCATTATCTGTGACTCCTTTTACCTGCGTTATAATTTCTTTTTACTTCTTCTAATGTTAATGTATCATTATACATTACTAAATCATCTATAAAACCCTCAAAATGACCATCAGTTAACGTTTGGTCAATTCCTATATATAAATCTGCTGTATCAGTATCTGGCGTTCCGCTTTCACTCTCAGAAGTATCTAAAGCATTATTATAATAAATTTTATTTGTTGTTCCATCCCAAGTACAAGTAACATATGTCCAAATATCTGTAGTTAATGCACTATCTGCAAGTGTATCTTTATTAGTTCCATCAGCTATTTCCCAAAAAAGTTTTATCTTATTATTTGATTCAAGTGTAATTCTAGCATTTCTTGAACCTCCTGCGCCATTATTTAATATACAATATCCAGCAGAGCCTGGAGTTCCTATAGGTTTAATCCAAAAAGCAATAGAACCACCACTGCCAAATTGTAAAGTAGGATTATTAGGTACAACAACATGCATTCCTCCAACTTCAGTTACATCGTGTAAATTCAAACTATTAGTAAGCTTTTGTCTATTCATTAGAAATCCTTGAGAATCTCTTGTAGCATCTGCTCCTGCTGTGATTAACATTGTTTCTGTACCATCAGTAACAGTTCCAGAAGCTGCTGCAGTACTAGTTGCTCCTGAATCAGCAACAGTAGCTAAATTAGACCAAGGAGACAAACCATTATTTCTATAATATGCAGTACATTTAGTAGAAAATAATGAATGAGTAGTACCATCTAAAGCATTTCCATCATTATATAATTCACTTACTTGTGCTTGAGTTAAGATAGAATCTTTGAATAGCATAAATTCATTAGCTGTTCCACTGTAAGAATCATTATCAGCAGCAGACCATGCAAATATTCTTACAGGAAAAGAATTTCCAATATCTGCAGTTTCTCCAGTAGGGTCGTCATTTGCAGTTTGTAATTCTCCATTTAAATAACATCTTACACCTGTAGCACTACTTCTATCGCAAGTAACAACAACATGACTCCATTTTCCACTCGGAACTACTTCATCAGTCAAACTTGTAGTACCACTATTACTAGACCCATCATTAAGATTTAAAGATATTTTATTACTAGTATTAACATCTAAAGCATAACCTACGCTTCCATGTGCACCTTTTCTCCATATAGTCAGATAATCACTTTCAGTAACAGGGTATATCCAACAAGATATTGAAAAATCTTTATCATCAACATCTAAGTTAGAATTATCTGCAATTGATACCATAGGGTTATCTTCTATACTTGCAGGACACCATAACAATTGATTATAAGATTGTAATGCTGTTTGTGGTATATCAAGTTGTTGGTCTGCATCTGTCCAACCTGATGCTATGCCTACTTCTTTAACTGATATATTATCCATATGCCATGTTCTTGCTGTATTTTCTGTTGTATAAAATCTTAAACTCCCAACTGCATTGGCAACAGTAATGTCCATATTATATGTTGCATCACTAGTAGTTATTGCTTGCGTTGTAGTTGCTCCTCCCATACCTACTGTCAGAGTAAATCCAGCTGATGTTGCTTGCATATCTGCACTAATTCTATAAGTTCTTCCTGTTACTAAAGTTGTAAGATTCGATAAAGGAATTTCACATCCTTCTCTCTCATCAGAAGATTCAGTCGTAGTAACTGTTTTTAATCTTGCGCTATCTATAGTAACAACAGTAGCAACTGAAGATGAATCTGGGTCAAATGCAACCCATTGTCCAGCTTCATCAAATATTGAGTTTCTATCATTTGTAATTAACTCATCACCATGAAATACAGTTGTTGCATGATTTTTGTCGTTTATAGCTTTAACTGATATATCGGTAACATCAACTCTTCCACCACTTCCAGTTAGAATGCTAAGAGTAGAGTTTCCACTACTGGCATTACCTGAAAAAGATGAAGTGTAATCTGCATATTCATCAGTAAGAGTATGAATTACGGAGCTATTATTACCATGATAAACTATTACAGTTGAAGCAACTCCAGCAACTCCTCTTTTTGCTCGAATAGTATGTTTGTAAATAATACCCTCAGTAGCCTTTGCTATTATATTAGTTTTTTGAAGCCATTGATTTTCTGCAGCTCCAGTAGAAGATGCTACTCCACCGCTAATTACCCAATTATCACTAGGTGTTGACCAATAACTAGCATCATCAAATGAAGTATCTGCAACTAATTCACCACCCAACCCTATATTTGAAGCATCAAGTATATATGATTGTTGTCCTCTATGTCCATCATTCATTGGATACCATAGCTTAAGATTAGAGTTTGTTAATGATGTACCACCTCTATTTAAAGCTAATTGTTCTGGATTATTATAATCAAATAATGCATCATCTGCTGTCCAAGCTCCTTGCCATATTTGAAGGTCAGACATTTTACCTGCAAATATTCTAGGACTTCCACTAGAAGGGTCAAAAATGCCTATATGTTGAAATTTTAAATCATAATTATTGCCACTTGCACCTATAGCCCCTGTTCCATCTGCAACCCCATTTAAATAAAATGTAATTGTATCACTTCCATTAAAAACCCACAAGGCTCTATACCATGTTGCTGGATTTAATGTAGTATTACCTTCTCTTCCGCTACTACTACCATGGTCATATGTATATAGTTTTTCATTAGCAGATATAGCAATAGCTCCGCATGCTGTACCATTATTATCACCTATTATATTTTGACGTGTTGTGCCAACAGCATCATAATTAATCCATGCTGCAACTGTCCAAGCTTTTTCTGCAGTAGTTGATTGAGCACTAAAATCTATAAATGTAGTTTCAGATGCTAAATTTAAATAATCAGTAACCCCATCAAACTCTAATGCTCTACCTGAATATATTTGTCCGTGATTGTTATTACCAGAGGTATCTAATGCTCTGGCTCTTGTTGGTTTTTCTATTGTTTGTATAGTAGCAGCCATTAT